ATATTTGTGGAGATTCTCAGAAGAACAAGAATAAAGCACGAGGATACTTATATCAAGTCAAGAGTAATACAAACTTTAAATGCCACAATTGCGGTCTGAATATATCTTTTAATAACTTTCTAAAACAAATAGACATAAACACTCACAAACAATATACGTTTGAAAAATTTAAAGAAGGAACTACTGGCAAAAACTTTGTTGTTGATGAACCAGAGTTTAAGTTTGAAACTCCCAAGTTCAAACCAAAGTTGGATCTGCCAAGAGCATCAGAAAATCTTGATGCAAGAACATATCTGGAAAGAAGAAAACTAAACCCTTATAAATTTTATTACACCAATCAATTTAAATCGTGGACAAATTCTCTAAAAGATGTCTTCGACGATACAACTAAAGATGAACCTAGGATTATTATTCCTTTGTTCTATCAAGATACACTTGTTGGATTTCAAGGAAGAGCACTTGGTCCTAGCAAGGTTAAATACATTACTGTGATGCTTAATGATGATGCACCAAAAATCTACGGTCTCGATGAAGTTCAAAAGGACAAAACTGTATACATTACCGAAGGACCATTTGACTCAACATTCATTCGCAATGCGTGTGCTATGTGCGGAGCTGACGCTGATATTAGTAACTGGGGGATTAACAATCCTGTTTGGATCTATGATAACGAACCACGAAATGCAGAAATTACAGCAAGAATTTCCCGTACAATCGACAAAGGTGATAAGGTCGTAATTTGGCCTACAACAATAAAAGAAAAAGATATCAATGATATGGTTCTATCTGGACTTGATGTTCAATCTGTGATAGAATTAAATACTTACTCTGGTTTAGAAGCAAAACTCAAATTTACTACTTGGAAGAAAATATGAGCAACGGTTTAAAGGTTAAAAAAAGAAATGGGTCTATTGAGAGTATTGACCTAGATAAGATGCATGTGATGGTTGAAGAGGCATGTAAGGGTCTTGCAGGGGTCTCTGCGAGTCAAGTTGAGATGAAGTCTGGTATTCAATTTTATGATGGAATTACTACGGCAGAGATTCAAGAAATTTTGATCCGTGCTGCTTCAGATCTGATTGATCTTGATCATCCCAATTATCAGTTTGTTGCTGCTCGTCTGCTTCTTTTTGCGGTTCGTAAGCAACTTTATGGAAAGATGAAAGAACTTCCTACTTTGGAACAACACATTATTGATTGTGTTTCCGCAGAAGTTTACGATAATGACATTTATAGTAAGTATTCTCAAGAAGAGATTGCACGTGCTGATTCATTTATTGATCATCATCGTGACTTCTTATTCACTTATGCAGGTCTACGTCAGGTCGTTGATAAGTATCTTGTGCAAGATAGAAGCAGTGGTGGTGTATATGAAACCCCACAGTTTATGTACATGATGATTGCTCTGACCATCTTTGCAGATTATCCAAAAGAAACCCGTCTCTCTTACGTTAAGAGGTATTATGACGCAATCTCAAAGCACAAGATCAACATTCCCACACCTATCATGGCGGGAGTGCGAACTCCACTTCGACAATTTGCTAGCTGTGTTCTTGTTGATGTTGATGACACCCTCGATAGCATCTTTAGTTCTGATATGGCTATCGGCAGATACGTTGCACAAAGGGCGGGCATCGGTATCAACGCAGGTCGCATCAGGGGCATCAACAGTAAGATCAGAGGCGGAGAAGTTCAACACACAGGTGTTATCCCATTCCTCAAAAAGTTTGAAGCAACTGTCAGATGCTGCACTCAAAATGGCATCCGTGGTGGATCAGCAACTGTCCACTTCCCAATCTGGCACCAAGAAATCGAAGACATTCTAGTTCTTAAGAACAACAAAGGAACTGAAGATAACCGAGTTCGTAAACTTGATTACTCCATTCAAATTTCTAAGTTGTTTTATGAGAGATTTATTCGTAATGAAGAAGTATCATTATTCTCTCCCCATGATGTTCCTGGACTTTATGAAGCATTTGGAACTGATGCATTCGATGAGTTGTATGTGAAGTATGAGAATGATCCTTCTGTAAAGAAAAAAAGAATCGGTGGTCAGGAACTCGTTCTTAATCTTCTAAAGGAGAGAGCAGAGACTGGTCGTATCTATATTATGAATATTGACCATTGCAACTCTCATTCTTCGTTCAAAGATAAAATCGAGATGAGTAATCTTTGTCAAGAAATTACTCTTCCAACTTATCCAATTCAACATATTGATGATGAAAATGGCGAGATTGCATTGTGCATTTTGTCGGCAATTAATGTTGGTAAAGTAAAGTCTGATGAGGAACTGGAAGAACTTTGCGATCTTTCCGTCCGTGGACTGGATGAACTGATCGACTACCAAAAGTATCCTGTAATATCCGCAGAACTTGCTACAAAGGCACGTAGATCCCTTGGAATTGGATATATTGGTCTTGCACACTATCTTGCCAAACTTGGGTATTCATACAACTCTCAAGAGGCTTGGGATGCTGTCCATGGTCTTTCCGAATCTTTCCAGTATTATCTCTTGAAGTCATCTAATCAACTTGCTAAGGAGAAAGGATGGTGCGAAAACTTTGGTCGCACTAAGTATGCAGATGGTATTCTCCCCATAGATACTTATAAGAAAGATGTAGACGAAATTTCATCAATTCCACTGCAACATGATTGGGAAAATCTTAGAGCATCTATCTTGGAACACGGTCTCCGACACAGCACACTGTCCGCACAAATGCCTTCGGAAAGCAGTTCCGTTGTGTCAAATGCCACAAACGGAATTGAACCTCCTAGAGCATACATGTCCATTAAAAAATCAAAGAAGGGTCCTCTCAAGCAGATTGTTCCTCAGTATGGTAGCCTCAAAAATAACTACACTCTTCTCTGGGACATGAAGAGTAACGAAGGATACATTAAAATTGTTGCTATGATGCAAAAGTTCTTTGATCAGGCAATTAGTGGTAACTGGAGTTACAATCCAGAAAACTATCCGGACAATGAAGTGCCAGTTTCTGTTATGGCAAATGACTTTTTGACTACATACAAGTACGGATGGAAAACTTCCTATTATCAAAATACCTACGATATTAAGACTGATGATTTTGTGGAAGAAAAGAAATCCGAATTGGAAAATCTAATTAATGAGTTAAGTTCAGTAGAGGAGGGAGAGTGTGAATCCTGTGCAGTTTAAGGTTTCTTCTACGGAAGAAACGACACAAATTAAAGGAATGACGGTTTTTAATACCGAAAAAGTTGATACCAAAAAGCAACCAATGTTTTTTGGTAAACCCCTTGGAATTCAGAGATATGATTCATACAAATATCCTGTATTCGATAAACTGACTACTCAGCAATTAGGATACTTCTGGAGACCTGAAGAGGTGTCTCTCCAGAAGGATCGTGGTGATTATCAAACACTTCGTCCAGAACAGAAACACATTTATACTTCTAATTTGAAGTATCAAATTATGCTCGATTCTGTTCAAGGACGTGGACCTGGAATGTCTTTTATTCCTTATTGTTCATTACCTGAACTTGAGGCATGTATGGAAGTGTGGGGATTTATGGAAATGATCCATAGTCGTTCATACACTTATATTATCAAAAATGTATATCCAGATCCCTCTGAGGTTTTTGATACTATTATCACTGATAAACGTATCTTGGAACGTGCCTCAAGTGTAACTGAATCGTATGATGACTTTATTCAATCAGCACAACAATATGGTGTATCCGATGCTTGGTTACACAATCTTGAAGGAGTTTCATACGCAAAAGAAACAATCAACGATGTTAAAAGAAAACTCTATAGAGCAGTCGCAAACGTTAACATTCTTGAAGGTATTCGCTTCTACGTTAGTTTTGCATGTTCTTTCGCATTCGGTGAACTTAAGCTCATGGAAGGATCCGCTAAGATCATCTCTCTTATCGCAAGAGACGAAAACCAACACTTAGCAATCACTCAAAATATTTTGAACAAGTGGAGGGATGGTGATGATCCTGAAATGAAGCAGATTGCAAAAGAGGAAGAAGAATGGGTTTATGCAATGTTCGATCGTGCAGTAAATGAAGAAAAGCGTTGGGCAGATTATCTGTTCAAAGATGGTAGCATGATTGGTCTAAACGATAAACTTCTTCAACAATACGTAGAATGGATCGCAAACAGAAGACTTAAAGCAATTGGGTTAAAGCCCCAATACGATATCGCAGCAAACAACAACCCACTTCCTTGGACACAGCACTGGATCTCCTCTAAAGGACTCCAAGTGGCTCCCCAGGAAACGGAGGTAGAGTCATATGTAGTAGGGGGAATTAAGCAAGATGTTACCAAAAATACTTTTGCAGGATTCCAATTATGATGAATGGTGCGAACAAGAAATTCTAAATGCTTATAAAGAAGCAGCAGAATGTGATGACTTTTTGTTTGGAGATTATGACTATTGTAAAGAGTGGTTAGGTATTTCTACTACTTAAGTATTATAGATAGGGGAGAGCAATCTCCCCCTTTTTATTGTGTCGAAAAATCAACTTAAGAAAGACGAATTCAAAGTTCGTGTGTTAGGATTAAAAAAAGAATTACATCAAGAAGGATATTCTGAGGGGGTATCTCATCTTGCGGATAAATATCTGAACAAGGTTCTTGATATGATTGATGAGTACAGGTATTGACTATGAAAACCCTTGGTTGTATAATCAGGTTCCTTTTACCAGTGACGATATTGGGGACTACTTTGGTTTTGTTTATCTCATTGCCAATAAGTCCAACAATAGAAAATACATCGGGAGGAAGTACTTCTTCTCTTTTAGAACGCCTAAAGGGAAGAAACGAAAGGTAAAATCGGAATCTGATTGGAAAAACTATTATGGATCTTGTCCGGAACTTAAAGAAGACATTATCAAATTTGGCAGAGAAAATTTTAGTAGAACTATCTTATCATTACATAAAACAAAGGGCAAAACAAACTTTGAGGAGACCCGACGACTCTTCACCAACAATGTCCTTACAGAAGCCCTTGACAACGGAGTGCCAGCCTTCTACAATAGCAACATCCTCAACAGGTACTTCCGAAAAGATTATTATGGAAACACAGATTGAACCTGTGATTCAGATTCGTGAATGGGCAGTGGAAAAGATTGAGACTCTTACTCAACATGGGAATGTAGTTGACCAAATAAATGCTCTTGCTATTATCGATGAGTTTCATGAGTGGTTAAATATCCCCGAAGGAACTCAAGAAATTGATTATCTTTGCTTAGAGGAAGAGGAGTGGGGAGACCAAGAAGTAGATATTAGATAATAGACTTGACAATCAAATCCTGAACTGGTATGATTGTCTTATGACTCAGTAGCTCAGTTGGATAGAGCATCTGCCTTCTAAGCAGTTGGTCGGGGGTTCAAGTCCCTCCTGAGTCGTTGACAATCAAACCAAAATGGTTTATGATTGTCTCATTGCGGAGTTAGTTCAGCGGTAGAACGCTATCCTTCCAAGTTAGATGTCGTCGGTTCGATTCCGATACTCCGCTTCCCCTTCGGGGATTTTATTCCTCTATAGCTCAATTGGCAGAGCACGAAGCTGTTAACTTTGGGGTTCCTGGTTCGAGTCCAGGTGGGGGAGTAGGGTGGACGCATTTATGCGAGTGGGAGTACCTTCCACCCTTTAGGGAGATTAACTCAGAGGTAGAGTGTCTGCTTTACACGCAGAAAGTCCACAGTTCGAATCTGTGATTTCCCATCATAAATATTTCAAAAAGATAATGAACGAGTTATACCAATCATTACATAAAACACAAACAAGTCTTTTTTGCTTAATGCAGAAAACGTGGGTGTATCATTGGAATGTAGTTGGTTCTGATTTTTTTGAACTCCATGAAGCATTTGGTGAACAATACACTACAATGCAAGGTGAGTTAGATAGATTAACTGAACATATGAGATATCTTCGCATGAAGGCTATTTCGTCAATTAGTACAGTTATTGAAACATCTGAGATTCCAGAGGCATCATTAAGTCCAACTGATAGATCTATGGTATCTCAGTTACTTTCTGATAATAAGAAAATAATTGAACTTCTTACAACAGTAGTGGAAGAATCGGAAAAAACAAAGCAATATACTACGTCAAATATTGCTCAAGATTTAATTGAAACTCATGGTAAATTTGTTTGGATGTTAAGGTCGTATTTAAAGGAATGAAAAATGATTTCTATAAGATGCAAAGATTGCAGCAAAGAAATAACAGGTCATCCAAGTAAAACAGTTACTTGTGGATGCCCTAATATGGCAACAATTCGTGGTGATAAGATTTCAGCACTTGACTTATCTAGAGTTGTTATGTTAAACTCTTTAAAGGAAACACAAAAAACAAGTGTGTTATCCTCTCAAGATATTGCCTGGCAAGAGGCAAGAAGACAACGTAAAGTTCGTAGATTAGACTTCGAAATTCGTTAACTTTATAAATATTTCATAGGATAGCAATAAACCACTATGCCTAGAAATGCAAATTGCTCTTGTTATGTTTGTAAAAAACCAATATAT